AGTCTCAACACAAAGACAAGAAATAAAAGACGACACATTTTTTATGGCATGGTGGGAAGCAAACTCAAACGCAGATCATCATCTAACAGAAACATGGAAAAAAGCAAACCCAGGATTTGGCGACCTCAATGATCCAGCAGACTTTGAATCAATGGTCAAAAAAACACCCGAATCTGAATTCAGAACCAAAAGATGCAACCAATGGGTATCAAGCCAACAAGCCTGGCTACCAAACGGAGCATGGGATCAACTAGCAGCCAACAAAGAAATCAGCCCAGAAACAGAAATCATTCTAGGATTTGACGGATCCTTTTCAGGAGACGCATCAGTAATCGTAGGAGTCACAATAGAGGAAACACCACACGTATTTGTTGTCAAAGCCTGGGAGAAACAACCAGAGGACACAGACGATTGGCGAGTGGACACACTAGAAGTAGAAAACACCATCATACATTTCTGCGCAAACAACAAAGTAAAAGAAGTCGCATGCGATCCATTCAGATGGCAAAGATCAATGCAAGTGCTACAAGACAACGGAATACCAATCGTGGAATGGCCATCAACATCAGCAGCCAGAATGATTCCAGCATGCGCAAAATTTTATGACGCAGTCGTCAACCAAAGACTCACACACGATGGCAACGCCTTGCTGACAAGACACATCGCAAATGCAGTCGTAAAAACAGATAGACTAGGACCACGTATTGTAAAAGAGCATCGTGGATCTCCAAGAAAAATTGATGCTGCAGTTGCGAGTATCATAGGACTAGACAGAGCAACAGTCACTCGCAATGACGAAGTTGCGCCAATGCCAGCATTCTTTATGGTTTAGGAGTTAAGTGGCAACAATAATACAAGCGATCGGGATTGCAGCAATCGCAATAGGCGCAGCACTAATTTATATACCAGCAGGAATCATCATTGGTGGAGTAGGATTGTTAATATTTGGAATAGCGATTGAGAGAATCAAATAATGCTCGGTAATTTATTTAAGAACACAGAACAAAGAGCAATCTCATATCAATCAATTTGGGGTGCAGGCGAAAACTTTTCAATCACAACATTAGCCGGAACAAACATTGACGAAAACACGGCAATGCAACTCAACACATTTTATGCCTGCGTACTTTTAATCTCAGACACAATCAGCACCTTGCCAATGGACGCATTCATCAGACGAGACGGAACAAGAGTCCCATACCGACCAAAACCAGAATGGGTAAACAGACCAGACATTGAACTATCAAGAGCAGAACATTTTCAACAAGTCCTAGTATCAATGCTTCTAGACGGAAACGCATTCATCAGAATCTACAGAGATCAAAGAGGCGACATAATAAATCTTGTTGTTCTTGATCCAACAAAAGTGGAAGTCGTAAGAGATCCACGCAACAGACAACTTGCATACAGATACGACTTACAACAAGACACGCTGATCACAAAAGATGAAATGATGCACATCACAGAAATACGCAGACCAGGACAAGAAAGAGGAATCAGCCGAGTCAAAGAATTAAAACAAAACCTAGGACTTGCAGCAGCGCTACAAGAATTCGCAGCAAGATTCTTTGGATCCGGAGCAAACCTTGGTGGACTCATTGAACACCCAGCACAATTAACAAAAGAACAATCAATTGACTTAGCAAACTCATTCAGAGGACAACACAGAGGACTAAAGAAATCTCACAAAGTCGGAGTGCTATCTGGTGGAGCAAAATTTGTAAAAACAGAAGCAGCCCCAGACGAAGCACAAATGATTGCATCAAGACAAATGGCAGTTGAGGAAATCGCAAGAATATTCAGAGTGCCACTAAGCATGCTATCCGTAGCAACACCCGGAGCAATGTCCTACGCAAGCGTAGAACAAAACAACATAAACTTTGTAACACACACATTAAGACCGTACATAACAAAACTAGAGGAACACTACAGCAGACTATTACCAACAGAAGCATTCCTAAGAATCAACGTTGACGGATTATTGCGTGGAGACTTTGCAACAAGAATGCAAGGATACTCAATCGGATCACAAGCAGGATTCTTATCAATAAACGACATCAGAAAATTTGAGGATTTAGTTCCAGTCGATTCTGGAGACGTCTACAGAGTGCCACTAGCCAACGTAAACCTTGGCGCAGCAGATTTAGTTGAAGTTGACAAACGAGTCGGAATGGCACAAAGACTGATCCAATCAGGATTCGACCCAGCAAGCACACTCTCAGCGCTATCACTTCCAAAAATTAAACACACAGGCGTACCAAGCACACAACTACAACCAGTAGCCCAAATAGATCCAGGATCACCTGAAACAGTTTACGAGGTCAAATAATGCCTTTGATAAATTCTCAAGTTACTGTAACAACTTCTCCAACCTTGCTAGTCGCTAGTGAAACCAATCCAATTTTGGTTCATTTACATTTACACGACAACACAGACAATGTTTATTTAGGCAATGAAACTGTCACAACTTCAACAGGTTTAAGGCTAGAAAAGCAAGACTCCTTTGAAATAACTTTGGCTCCAGGAAATGCTTTGTATGCAATCATCACAACTTCAACAGCAACAGTTTCTGTCATAAAGCAGGTTTTGTAATGCCATATTTTATTACTGATTCATCACCTGATTGTTCTGGTTGGGCAACTATTAAAGAAGATGGCGAAGTTATTGGCTGTCACACGACTAAACAAGATGCAATTGACCAAATGGTTGCTGTTTCAATCGCCGAAGAAATTGAACCTGGAGGCGAAAGAGCTTTACCTGATGCTTTGCGAATCGGCGATTTTGTTTCTTGGAATTCTTCTGGTGGTAGAGCAAGAGGAAGAATAGTTAGGATTGTTAGAGACGGCACTATAAATGTGCCTGATTCAGATTTCACAATAAACGGGACTGAAGATGACCCTGCTGCTTTGATAAGAATTTTTAGAGAAGAAGAAGATGGCTGGCAAGCGACAGATGTTTTAGTAGGTCATAGATTTTCTACACTTACCAAAATTGATGATTTAAGAATTAAATACAAGAAAATGAAAAAACAAAAAAGAGTTTTACCTGACAATTACAGACCATCTCTTAGCGAAGATGTGCCAGAGGGTCGTGCTTGTGGTAATTGTATTTTTTACAAAGAAGATGATGTTAAAGAATTTGCAGATGGTGAACTTCGTGCTTGGTGTGAGAAGTGGGATGATTATGTAAATGGTGCATATTATTGCAACGCTTGGCAACCTTCAGAAGAAATAGAAGAAGATTTAGAAGATGAGTTAGAAGAATCAAGACAAGTCGATTTGTCCCCACCAAGTTATATGAGAGCAGCTGCTAGAAGAGGTTTGCAATATCACGCTGATGGTTTGTCTGGTGATGGATTAAAACAACAAACTGTAAACGAAGCTCGACAAATGGCTAGCGGAAATGTTTCGGAAGATAAGTGGCGCAGGATTGGTCCTTGGATTGCCAGACATTTAGTTGATTTGGATGCACCAAAAAATTCTAATACTTCCGACCCGCAATATCCTGGAGCAGGCTTAGTTGCACATTTGCTATGGGGAAGCGGTCCAAGTAAAACAGCAGCCCGAAGAGCTTTAGCTTATGCTAATTCGGTAGTTGAAAGACTTGACCGCGAGGAAGATAGAAACAAATGGGCAAATTTGCAGGTATCATTACCAAAAGAGGAGAAACAAAAAAACATGAACAAAATTGAACGCAGAGTCAAAAAAGATGTTGATTTCGAGTTAAGAATAGATAATGCCGAATCTGATGGCATGCGTTTCTCTGGTTATGCAGCGGTATTTAATTCCGACAGCGAACCTCTTCCTTTTACCGAAAGAATAAATCCTGGAGCTTTCAGGAAATCTTTGCGCTCCCGTAATGAAATCAAAATGTTTATGAATCACAACATGGACCATGTGTTGGCTTCTACAAGAGCGAAAACTTTGAAATTGAAAGAAGATGACAGAGGCTTATTAGCTGAAGCTATTTTGCCAGACACTAGCGCAGGCAGAGATTTAGCAACCCTTATGAAACGCGGTGATGTAAATTCAATGTCTTTCGGTTTCTCTGTTCCAATGAATGGTGATTCTTGGTCAAGAGACGGAAAAATCAGAACTTTGAATGAGATTCGTTTGCATGAAGTTTCGATTGTTACAGGTTTTCCTGCATACGAAGCAACAACTGCAAGTGTTCGTTCTTTAGATATTTTGGCTTCAAGAACAAATGTTGATGCTGATGCTTTGGCTGATGCAATGTTCAAACTCGAAGCAGGCGAAAACCTTGAAGCTGCTCAAGCGGATTTGATTTCTGAAGTGGTACAAAAACTTAAAGTCCAACCAGATTTAGACCCAACTGTTTTATTGGATTTGAAAAAACAACAAATTGACCTGTTATACAAGGCGGTATAAATGAACAAAGAACAAATCAAAGAAATCATTTTGAAAACAGCAGGCAATCCAAGCTCAGGTGTCATCAAAGATTTGGCAGACGATTTAGCCGAAGCGATTTCAAAAATAGATGAACCAGAAAAGAAGAGCTTCAATCCTGTAACTGAAACAAGAATCTTGGAAACAATAGAAACAAGATAAATCTTGTGCCATAATTATTTTATGGTTT